ATTTTTGATTTCGGCGTGACCAACAATTTAATTGAATCGTACACTATCCCAAAGGACATTACTACCTTCCTTAACCATAAATACGGCATGCGCGTCATATCAAAAAGTGAAGTCGAAAAATCCTTGTGCCTTTACCGTGGCACAATTCGACCACCATTCCCGCACAAGATTCTTGCTTTTAACGACGAAACTGTGCGCGACTTAAAACTGCAAGGTTTAGACGCCACTACAATCACATGCTACCAGGGTTCGCGTGCACCCGTCATCGTCTTTTACATTGACGCTAAGGCCATCCAGACTAACTTACTCTCGCGACCTGAGTTTGTGTACACTGCTCTCACGCGCACCCGTGGTAAGCTTGTGCTTTACGGAGAATCCGATACTATACAAAAGTATTTTCGAATCCATGGACTCTCCTTGGACATCATCCACGACATTAACAATATACACCCCCACGCCGACACGGAACTTCGTGGCTTTTGCGATGATGTTGTGGTCCCCTCCGACTTGCCTGTCGCTCGGGACTTACCATCGCAGGCTATTACAATCAATGCCCTCGAACGCAACCTTATTCCGCTTAATAACATACCGAATGAGGCCTACACGGTCGACCCAAACCCGCCGCGCGTTCAAGACGGGCTCTTATCAACAAATTTGTTTAACCTTAACCCGCCTGAACGCTCATACCGCGTTTTTCGCTTCCCTACCACACACACACTCATACGCAACCAAGTTAGCGACGACCCTTCTATCGCCGTCGATACACTTATTAAAAGATACACGAAGAAATTAAACCGCTTTAAATTTCAACGGAAATTAGCGCTATCTCAAGCGCTTTACCGCGGCCTCATTCGCGCTCTCTATGGCAACAACCACTCGGTCGGTTTATTTCGTAAAGCTATGGCCACCACTCCTGAGGAAAGACATAAACATTACCTCGCCTACATCGAACGTCTAAATGACAAAGTCATCGGCGATGGCCACAAAATTTACACCGACCTTAACATTCCTTTCAGCGAGTACGAGGAGATACTTGAATTTATTAATAAAAAGCAAGGCAAATACGACCCCGACGTAGGCTTCAATACCAAGAACAAGGCCGGCCAGGGCATTGCATCAATGTCCAAGAAAGTTAATTGCATTTTTGCCGCTTTCGCAAGCCTACTCCTCGACAAAGTACGTGCCATAGCCACTTCCAATCACCGTCATATTTTATTTGCTACACACGGGAGTGACCTCTCGATCTCCGACCAAGTCGCTGCGCTCGAGCAGGCGCACCCACGCGGCGTTTACGTTTGCAACGATATTAGCGAATGGGACGCCAGCTTTAACTCTTTTATGGTTCAATTCACTTCCCTCCTTCTACACGATTTAGGCTGTCCAACACCAATCGTGGACTGGTTCCAACAATATCGCGCGAACTGGTTCATGATTCATCACGGCAAGTTCGGCAACACTTCTCTCCACGGCCACGATAAACAATTCAGTGGCTCACCATTCACTATCTCC